CCACTCAGAGATTTGGATAGCTGAGATAAAAAATGGCGTGGAAGAGGCCAGACACAATATACGGTATATCGTATCCGTGGAATGGGAAAACTAATTATCATAGGAGGCGATCATGACTGAGCCAACGAAGAAAGAAATTTTATCTTGCGGGACTCCCAGGGATTTGATAGATGAATTGTGGCGCATTAACGCTGAACACACTAAACAAATAAACAGGCTGACACAGTTGCACAAGAGGGACAAGGAGTTTATCAGGATATTGACAGAAAGGTCGAATAAGAATATTCCGGAACTTGCCGAAGGGCTTGGGATTTCTGTTCCGACGGCGAGGATCATCTATGAACGGGGAAGAAAAGACGCCGAAAAAGATAAACGTATAAAAAATATTTCCAGAGAACAAGAATCCCTCGCTGTTGATTTCCTGACCAACAACTCGTCGCAAGATATGTGGTTCGTGATTGGAAGGATATTTGAGATTTTGGGCATAGAGGCTTGCAGCGATGAAGCTAAAAAAATCTAAGTGGGTTTATGTCGATGTTCGCGGAGTTGATGGAACATCTTTAAGTCTTCCTATTGCCAGCGGTTCATCTATTCGCAAATGGAAAAACGGCAAGTGTTGGACATGGGGTTGCGCCAACGATTATTCTGTTTTTGCTCTTAATAAGAATGGGCGCGTGGAACTTGCCTATTGTTGGTGTGCGTCTTTTAATATAAACTATCTGTATACTTGCTATCCGCAATATAAATGGGCGTATATAAGGTGCGGAAGGATTGAAATATTTAGAAACCCATTGGAGGATTAAATATGATAACGAATTATAAAATTGCTCCAGAACAAGGAGAACAAATAAGAAAAAAGGTTCGGTCTTTTTTTGAGTCGCGGAAGCGGGAGAATAGGAATCTTTCTAATAAATTCTCATCTGAAACATTCGATAAAGAACTCGTGCTTCGTTGTTCGTGTGATGATCCGTTTCATATTATTTGGTTTGGGTTTACCAACAGAACTGAACAGTGGCCTGCCGATCTCCATATTGAATTTAGGGCGTTCCACGGCTCTTTGTGGAATAGGATAAAGGCAGCCGTTAGATTAATCTTTTCCGGATGGTTGTCCATATATCCTGATGTGGCGACGACTGAAGATGATATCAAAAAGCTTCGTGATTTTTGCGAAATCTGCATATTGGAGTCTGGCGACTCGGAGCAGGAGACGGGATTAAAACCGACTCCTCGTAGTACTAGCTCCGTGGCCGATTCGATTCCGGCCTCCAAGCCTAGTGATTGCCATGAAAGATAAATTTGTTCTGAAGGATGAGACGAAAGAAAGGCTGACGTTTGAGGGCGGAGCCATGGTAGAACCCAAAGACGGAAAAGGTCGATTCGAACTGATATCACCTTTTGCCCTTATGCGTTTAGCTCGCGTTTATCAAAAGGGAGGAACTAAATACTCACCGAGGAATTGGGAGTCAGGAGAACCGTTTTCCAGATTCATTGATTCCGCCCTGCGACACATTACGCAATTCATGATGGGTATGGAGGATGAAGACCATTTGGGGCAGGCTGCATGGAATCTGTTTTGCGTAATTCATTTTCAAGAAACGGGAAGAACTGATTTAGATGATCTTCCTCATTATCTCAAAGCCGACAAGAGTCGGGAAAAGAACGATTCTGCGAAAGGATAACGTTTTGAACCCTGTCTCTCATTTGCATTTTCACACGGAATATTCGATACAAGACAGCTTGATTCGAATAGACCGACTTCCAGAATTAATCGAAAAGCGGAATGTTAAATCAATAGCGATTACTGATCATGGGAACGTTGATGGGGCGATAAAATTCTACAAAGAATTGAAAAAGACATCGGCGATTCCTTTGCTGGGGTGCGAATTCTACGTTGTTGATGATCTGAACGACCGGACTAATAAGTTGCGCTATCACATGATCGCAATAGCCAAAAATCGCCATGGGCTTTCGTCGATAATGAAAACTCTAACTTCTGCCAATCTTGATGGATTCTTTTATCGACCAAGAACTGATTGGAAACACGTTCTGGAGGGCTTGGATGATGTTGTGGTCACGACCGCCTGCTCTTCCGGGATCTTGGCACATCCCGATTGGAGCGATTTGATCTGCAGGTTCCGGGATAAATATAAAGACGATTTTTATCTTGAGAGCATTTTGATAAAAGATTATAAAGAACAGCATGCGTTGAACCAAATGGTTCATCTGTTGCATCAAGAATTGGGGATAAAAGTCGTATATACGAATGACGTTCATTATGTTGACGAACAGGATTGGGCTGCAAGGGAAGTTGTTCGCGCCATATCTATCAACCAAAAAATTAGGCCCGGTCTTATAAAAAGCGAAAATCAATCAGATATTTATCTGAAGACGTATGACGAAATGGTTGATAGCCTGGCTGCATTTGGTCTTTCTGGCGAAGAACGGGCGATGGTCGATGTTTGGGATGAGATAACGGAGAAGTGCAAATTCAGTTTGGAACCGAAATCCATATCTATTCCTATAGCATATCCCGAAGCCAAGGACGACCCGAATAAATTTTTAGAAGATTTGTGTATTAGATCGTTGGCCGGAAAGGGCTTGGATAAAAATGCGATAGCAGGGGACAGGCTAGAGAACGAGCTTAAGGAGATATTTGAGCAGGGGTTTTCCGAATATTTTCTGTTGGTCAAAGAGGTTATTGATTGGGCCAGAGAGAACGGGTGTAGAGTCGGGCCGGGGAGAGGATCGGTAGGCGGGAGTCTGGTCGCATATCTTTTGGGTATAACCCAGATAGATCCTTTGCAATATGGATTGGTTTTCGAAAGATTTGTTTCTCCCGGTCGACGAGACTTGCCGGATATTGATATTGATTTCGAGGACGTGGAACGGAAGCGGGTTCTGGGGCATCTGAAAGAAAAGTATGGTCTCCGGAAGGTTGCGAACGTCTCAACTTTTTCCACGACCAAGGGAAGAGGATCTATAAGGGATGTCGGACGTGTTTTTGACGTTCCTTTGGTCGAGATAGATAAAATGGCCAAGCAGGTTCTGACTAAACTTGATGGCGAGGTTGGGGCCGGTTCTACCGTTGAGGATACCGTGGCTTCCTTTGAGGAGGCAAAAGATTTCTACGCTAAACATCCTTATGTCATAGATTATGCAAAGGTCATTGAGGGTCTGACGAAGACTAAGGGGATGCATGCGGCGGGAATCGTGGTTGATACTGATGACCTTTATTCTGGGGACAAATGCGTCTTAACGCGCGGGAAAGACGATGAGTTGGTTGTCAATTGGGACAAGGCGGATTTAGAATTTATGGGGATGATGAAAATTGACGCCTTGGGATTGAAGACCCTGAATGTTTTCACACGAGCATCTGAGATGGTGGAGAGACGAACCGGAAAGAAGATAGATTTGAACAGCGTGGAACTGGATGATAAAAAGGTTTTCGAAACCATAAAAGCGGTCGATACGATCGGGACGTTCCAATTCGGATCTTCAGGGATGACCCAATATCTGCGCGAATTCAAACCCAAGAATTTTACGGAGCTTTATCAGGTCAATGCGTTATTCCGTCCGGGGACTCTGCGTTCCGGCCTCGCCAGAGAATTCATTCTGTTCAAGGACGGTAAAAAAAGACCAAGTTATGCCAGTAGTGGGGTCAAAGAAATCCTGCACGAAACTCATGGAATTATGCTTTTCCAAGAACAGATCATGTTCGTTTTGAACAGGATCGGTGGGCTGTCTTGGTCTACTACGGATAAAATCAGAAAGATCATAGGAAAATCAGAGGGCAAAGAAAAATTTGAAGCGTACAGGAAAGAGTTCGCTGACGGAGCGGAGCGACTTGGGACATTGAGCAGGGGAGACGCCGATAAGCTTTTCGAATTGATGACTTATTTTGGCGCATACGGATTCAACAAATCGCATAGCGTCGAATACACGGTCTTGGGATATTGGACGATTTGGCTAAAAACTTATTTCCCTGCAGAATTCATTTGCGCCTCTCTGCAAAGGGCTGATGATAAGGATGACATTACGGAACTTCTAAGCGATGCAGAACGGCACGGCATGAGGATAGTTTTGCCGAACATTAATTTGTCGGGGCAGACGTGGGAATTAGAGGGGGATAATGTTCTACGTGCCGGGTTGACCATAATAAAGGGCATCTCTGAACGTGTGGCTGATGAAGTGATAAAAGCTAGAGAAGATTGTGGCGGGAAGTTCAAAGATTTCTTCGAATTCATCGGCTCAGTAAATAGAAAAGTCGTTAATGTCGGGAGGGTGAAAACTCTGCTTTTTGCCAAGGTTTTTTCTGGAATAATGGAAGAAGAATTCCGGAAAGATATGCTGAAATATATTGGATACTATAAAAGCCTTCCTGCGGATAAGTCGCAACTTTCATCGGTGTCGGAATTGAAGGATGTTGACGAAGAATTAGATATTTTTAATTTTGAACTTTCCGATGATTATTACGGGTTCTATAAAGAGATGGTCAAAGCTCTCTCTGAAAAATTAGATATAAAAAAGATGATCACCATTACTGAAGAAGAGAATCCTTCTCATTGGTACGTCGGAAGATTCGATGAAATAAAGCGTGGGAACGGGAGCGTTTATGGAGTTTTTCGTGACGATTCGCATAATACGTATGTCAGCGTTTCGAGAGAGCTTTATGGCTACGAGAATAAAAAGCGGATGATCGAGGATTCTGCCGGGAGATTGGCGTTGGTTTACGGGGAGAGGTCGAAATCGGGCGGGATGACGATTTCTAAAATGTATCTTCTTGAAGATTTTAGACGGGGAGATTTCGGAAGCATGAGGATGAAAGAACTTCTGAATCCCGATTTTTACGATGAGGAAATGATCAGAGAGCAAATACGAAATTGCGAGAAATGCTCTGCCAGGAAGGGATGTACCTTCCCTGTTCCGTTCCAAAAGGGACAGATCAATAAGGTCATGATAGTCGGCGAGGCTCCTGGAGCCGACGAAGACCGGACTGGGATTCCGTTTGTCGGTAAAGCGGGACAAATCCTTTGGGGTGTCCTTGGCGATTTGGGGATATCTAAAACAGATGTTCATACGACGAACGTTATGAAGTGCAGACCCAAAGACAATAAGATAACAGAACCGAAAATAGCGTTGGACTGTGGGCATCAATGGCTCAAGAAAGAAATAGACCTGATTAAACCCCGATTGATATTTTCTCTTGGCAAAACCGCTTTACATTATTTTTCTGGGGATAAGACCTCCGGCATTATGGAACGAAACTCTATAGTCGAATGGAACGAAAGAGCAAAAGCATGGATCGTATATGGTATTCATCCGGCCATGATTCTGTACAGTCCGGAGAACAAAGTCCTTCTGGAAAACGCAGCAAAAGAATTTTCCAGAATGATGTCTGTTTTGCTATGATGTTCGCTGATTTGTTATATAATGTATGTATGGAGGCTGAATGAAGTAAGAAAATTAAAAAGCATATCGTCGGTGGGCCTAGGTTGTTTGATTTATAGGAGGAAATATGATCGGAAAAATAGAATTGGTTATCGGGAACCAAAAACAAGAACTCGATCCGGATTCAGAACTCTCAATTTCAGAAGAAACCATTAACGACGATCTAAAAAATCAGCCTTCTCTGTTCGCATTCTATGCTGTCATGCAGGAGAATATGGAGGCGGACGTTGCGGAAAAGAAGCTTCATTTGGATGCTCTTGAGGCGATGCTTGACGAGATGTACAGAACGGAGGCCGCAAAGTCCGGGACTAAGATCACAGAAACTCTTCTCGCCAACAAGATTCACATCAATCAGGAGTATATCGATGCGGCTTCTCTGCTCAACAAGGCAAAGCACGAGGCCAATGTTCTGAGGGCGATAAAAGAAGCGTTTCAGCATAGGAAGGATATGCTGATCACGTTGGCCTCGAACATGAGAGCGCAATTCGATCCGGCTATCTGCATGAACAAAGAAAAATACCAAAAAATGGGAGAAAAATGATGGTAAAATTCTCATCTCCAGACAATGAGTTGGACAAAAAATTCTTAGCTGCGGAAGCTAATACTGCCGGGTTCGACTGGAAGGAAGTCTTCTTCAAACCCGTTCCTGCGAAAGTCAATGACGACGCCGATAACGTCATCAGGATCCTCCCCGCTAGGGCGGGAAGCGGGGCGACTTATCACATGATAGCGGGGAAGCATTTCATCAAACATGGTGATAATGATATCGAGCAATTGGTTTGCATGGAGGAGACATACGGAAAACCCTGCCCTGCCTGCCAAGAGCGGAAGAGGATCTTTGAAGAAGACATGAAAAAATCGGGGACAAGGAAGGTCTCTGATACGGGGAAGAAGGCGGGAAGTTTCTGGACACCTAAAAAAATCGGCGTCTTTAACGTAATTGACCGCTTGGCCTACCTCGCATATAAGGACGGGCACGGAGATTTGCCAAAGGTAAAGCTCTGGGAATCTCCCAGGAAACTTTGTTGGGAGAAAATTGTTCGGAACGTTGCAAGCAAGGGTCGGACTTCGAACCTTTTCGATGTCTACGATGACAAGGATGTTGTGATCCGCGCCGGACGTGATATTCTTGTCAAATTCTACCCGGATTCCAACAACCCCATGACCATGTATGACATCCAGTATTTGGACGCAGTTCCTCTTGGGGACGCTGAAGAAGTGGCGAAATGGTATGAGCAGATCATAGACCTGATACCAGAAAAGATAGCTATCTATCAGCCAATCGATTATGAGGAAGCCAGGTTGAAGTGCTTCGGAACCAAGGCCGACCGCGATGCTCTGAAGGAAAAAAAGAGGAAAGCCTATGAGGGCAATGCGGAAAAGGTAGAGAAAACCATAGTCGATATGGGATCCGGGACCAAGGAAGAAACCAAGAAGGAAGAACCAACGATTGTTCCGGTCGAAGCGGCTCCTGCGCAGAAGAAGGAAGAGCCAGTGAATGCTCCGAATCGCGGTGTTGTTACACCTGCTCAGAATGATTTGAAGGCAAAGATCGACGAAATGCGTCGGCGTATGCAGGGCGGAAAAGGGGCGGCATGATTTTTATAGGGGAGGAGGCCTTCTCCTCCCCACTTTTTAAGAGGGGAAATGACTAAAATAGATATAAGGAAATCGGTTGGCAGTATAGACCTAACGAATAGATTCGCTGATTTGATTAAATTCAGGATACCGACGGGGATAATAGCGTTCGATAAAATCCTTAATGGGGGGATACCGGCAGGAAAGCTGACCGAGATATACGGTGATTTCTCGTCTGGCAAAAGCAGAATCGCCTGCCATATTTTAGCGGAAACTCAGAAGCTCGGTGGACTTGCCGTTCTGTTGGATACAGAAAGATCGTTGGATAAGGGGCTGATAGATTTGACTGGGATAGATATTGGCTCTCTTGTGTACCCAGATCCCTCGACGATGCTCGCAACGATAGAAGATGTTTTTAAGATAATAACTGACGTCATGAAGTTCAGGGAAGAGAATAAAACAGATTTGCTGACTATCGTTTGGGATTCCGTCGCCGCAACTCCGGACATGGAGGATTTGGAAAATCAATTGGGGGCCAGTACTGCCGCTATGCGTCGGGCCAAGGTAATTTCTGATGGTCTTAAACAGGTTATGGCTGAGGTCTATCGTACACAGACCTGCCTAATATTTATCAATCAGGTCAGGGATAAAATTGGCGTCATGTACGGAGAAAAGACGGAAACGGTTGGCGGAAAGGCTTTGAAGTACACGGCTTCTATGCGCGTACACGTGGCCCTGGCGGGTAAGATCAAAGACGAGGACGGGACGAAAGAACAGATCGGGAACAAGGGGCGGATGGTCGTTGATAAATGCAAAGTCGGAAAGCCGTTTGGTATGGTTAATTTCGACATGATGATTGATAAACCTTTCGAAAAATATACCGGTCTGTTGGACTATGAAGTCCGGCATGGGCTAGTTGAGGATTGCGGAAGAGGGTGGTATAAATATCCGGGAGATAAGGAAAAGTTCCGGGAATCAGATTTCCCGGAAATTTACGAGAAAGCTAATGAGTAACGTCCTTCTAATTGACGGGAACAATCTCGTTTGCCAGACTTTGGGCAAGCCTCCTTTGTGTTTTAACGGGAAGAGAACGGAGGCCATTAAAATATCTATGGCGATGCTTCGTAGTTACATTGTCAATTTCGACCCAGAAAAGGTCGTTGTTTTCTGGGATGGCGGAAGGGATGAGCGCAGGATAAAGATATATCCTGACTATAAAAAAAGGAAAGAGCAAACTGAGGCGGAAAGGGCAGAGAAAAAGATATTCTTCGAGCAGATGGACGAGGTTAGAGAATTGTTTTCTGCTTTGGGAATCGAGCAGATCAGGGTTCCGGGAAGAGAAGCGGATGATGTAATTTACAGTTATCTGGAACAGAACATAGAGAGCTATGGGGAGGCACAACCCGTTATTGTGAGTACTGATGCGGATATGTTCCAGATCCTGTCTTATTATGCCCACGGGAAAGTTCTTGTTTTCTCTCCTGTTAAGAAGATCCTGATAGACCGTGTTTGGGTGGAAGAAAAATATGGGATTGCGATAGAAGATTTTGTTATCTGGAAATCGTTGGTTGGGGATACTAGCGATAATATACCGGGGATCAGGGGGATTGGGCCGATTCGTGCCAAAAAATTGATAAATGAAAAGCGGGTCTATGACGAGATCAACCTTGGTGAATTGCTGGTCCAGTTGGAACTCGTTCTTCTGTATCTGTTGGATGAGAAGGAAATAATGAAAGGGGAAATCCTGTGCGCAACGAAGGAAAATATTTTAGACAGAGCTATTGAATTATTCGAAAAATATGGGTTCGAACAGCCGTTGGGCGATGTTGCTTCTTGGGTCGGTCCATTC